CAAGACACGGGAAGATAAAACACAGAGGATCAAAATAGGGATAGCACAAAAAAGCGACCGTAATTTTTGGATCAAGTTAGATGTGTTGCCGATCGCAGATAAAAACGGCGAAATTTGGTTAAATTTATTTGAAAGGAAAGAAGATGAAGTATCGCAAAAAAATGAGCGCTAGAAGCAGTCGTAAACAATTTACAAAAGGCGCTATGAAAGTGAAAGGTAAGAATTTCACAAAACCAATGCGCGGCGGCATCAGACTATAGATGCCATGCTATCATCCTCTGATAGCCTATAAATGCGATGGAAAAGTAGTATTTGATAAGCCCTTCGCATTTGCGAGGGGCTTTAATTTACCCTGTGGCCAATGTATTGGGTGCAGGTTAGACTATAGTCGCCAATGGGCTATTAGGTGCGTTCATGAGGCTCAGATGCACGAGGATAATTGTTTCATAACTCTAACGTTTGACAATGAACACATTGCAAAACGTAAAAATCCGGAAAGTTTAGATAACACAGAGTTCCAAAGGTTTATGAAACGCCTCCGGAAAAAGTATTCCCACAAAATAAGATTTTTTCATTGTGGGGAATATGGGGATCAAAATAAAAGACCACATTATCATGCATTATTATTTGGGCATGATTTTAAAGATAAAAAATTGTGGTCAAATAAAGGCGACTTCAAGTTATTTGTAAGTCAAGAATTGGCAGAATTATGGCCGTATGGATTCCATACGATCGGAGCAGTTAGTTTCGATACAGCAGCATATTGTGCCAGATATGTAATGAAAAAAGTAACAGGTGATGCAGCTGCATCACATTATCGAGAAGTGGATTTGGAAACCGGCGAAATAATAAATGAGATAAAGCCGGAGTATTGTACGATGTCGCGCATGCCGGGCATCGGTTATGAATGGTACCAAACATATGGGTACCATGATTGCCATAAACACGATTATATCGTGATAAATGGGTATAAAGTAAGGCCGCCAAGGTATTACGATAAGTTGTGCGAAGAAGGATTTTTCGCGAAAATAAAAGAAACACGCGTTGCAAACGCGGATGAACCCATAATTAATTATGGGGAAGAAATGGACAGACTTTGGGTGGAAGAAGAAGTAAAAATAAAAAAGCTTGAAAGATTAATAAGAAACGTTTAGCGTTTCTTAAACTAACTAGGAGGTAGTAATGAAAAAAATATATTATGCAGTATATGATAGAAAAGCAGAATTGTTTAGTGCGCCGTTTTTGGAGGTCAAAGACGGAACAGCAATTCGTGCTATTCAAGATTTGGTAGTTAATTCACCAGAACATGCTTTTGCAAAACATTCAACGGATTTTAGTTTGCATAAGTTAGGTGAGTTTGACGATGTAACAGGAGTTATTACAGGTCATATGCCTGAGAAACTCCAAGAAATTGAAAATCTAGTAGGAGAATAAAATAATGCTAGGCGGTCGTATGGGCAATTTGCCAACAGTAATGGAACACGAGTTTTCACGAGTTCCAAAAGCTGATATTCAGCGTTCAACATTTAATCGGTCACACGGACTAAAAACAACATTCGACGCAGGTTATTTAGTACCAATATTCGTCGATGAAGTAGTACCAGGTGATTCATTTAATTTGAGAGCGCACGGTTTCGGTCGTCTAGCTACACCAATTTATCCGGTAATGGATAATTTATATGTTGAAACATTCTTTTTCTTTGTTCCCAATCGATTGATTTGGGACAATTGGGAAAAGTTTAACGGAGCACAGGACAACCCGGGAGACAGCACAAGTTATTTGGTGCCACAGCTAACATTGGGATCAGGTGTTAGTTTAGCAGGCGATAGCCTGTATGATTATATGGGTTTGCCAACAGGTGTTAACGGAATCGCGTTTAACAATTTACACGGTCGTGCATATAATCTTTGTTATAATGAATGGTTCCGTGATGAAAATTTGCAAGATTCAGTAGTTGTTGATAAGGGCGATGGCCCTGATGATATTGCAGATTATAATTTGTTAAAACGTGGTAAGCGGCACGATTATTTTACATCGTGTTTACCTTGGCCGCAAAAAGGCGAAGCTGTTTCGTTACCGTTAGGTACGTCAGCTGAAATTTGGACAGACGCCGCGGTTGGTGCTGAATTGTCAATGAATACCGAAACAGGTTATTCAAGGCTTAATTCGCAAGGTAATCTTGTAACAAGATCAGGTGGTACTAATACGGGTCAACCCGGAAATGTACTTTATGCTGATTTAGCAGATGCTACAGCAGCAACAATTAATCAATTGCGTGAAGCATTTCAGATTCAGAGATTGTATGAGCGCGATGCACGCGGTGGTACACGTTATACAGAAATACTCCAAAGTCATTTTGGAGTAACATCACCGGATGCACGTTTGCAGCGCCCAGAATATTTGGGCGGAGGCAAGACTCCAGTATCTATGCAACCAATTCCTCAAACGTCATCAACAGACGCAACATCGCCACAAGGTAATTTAAGTGCGATGGGAACAGTAGGCGTTCAAGGTCATGGATTTAGTAAATCATTTGTAGAACATGGCGTTATTGTCGGTATGGCATGTGTATTTGCAGATCTAACATATCAACAAGGTATGAATCGGATGTGGTCTCGTCGGGATCGCTGGGATTTTTATTGGCCAGCGCTTGCACATCTCGGAGAGCAAGCAGTGCTTAACGAAGAAATTTATACACAAGGAACAAGTGCAGATTCAGATGTATTCGGATATCAAGAGCGTTATGCGGAATATCGGTATAAGCCGAGCCAAATTACAGGTAAAATGCGGTCGAACGCTGCAGGTAGTTTGGACGTTTGGCATTTGTCGCAAGACTTTAGTAGTGTGCCAGTCCTCAATGCATCGTTTATTGAAGAAAATCCGCCAATTGATCGGGTAGTTGCATTGCCAACTGAGCCGGATTTGTTATTTGATTGGTATTTCGATATGAAATGTACACGTCCAATGCCAACATATAGTGTTCCGGGTCTTATTGATCATTTTTAAGGTATGTTATGGATATTAAGTGGAATATCGTTATTAGTGTTATTAAGCGTATCGCACTGCCTATGGCAGTCGGTTCGTTTGTTCTTTGGCTTATGTCTCATGGCTTTGATGATTGGGTGCCTGTTGTTTGTGGTATTGCAGACAATCTTGGTATCGTAGTAACGGAGTGTAAATAATGGATCCAGTAACGGGAGCATTAATAGGCAGTGCGGTTAGCGGATATGGTCAATATAGAGCAAACCGGGAAACAAGAAGGTCAGCCGAACGTCAAATGGCGTTTCAAAAGAGTATGAGTAATACGGCGCATCAAAGACAAATGCGCGATTTAAAAAAAGCTGGTATTAACCCAATGTTATCAGCAAGATTAGGTGGGGCATCGTCCCCAGCTGGATCCTCTTACCAAGCAGGCAATATTGGAGCTGCTGCGGTAGAGGGATATGGAAAAGTAAGTAGTGCCAAGCAAGCGCAAGCGCAGACTAAACAAATAGATGCTCAAACAACGGTTACTAAACAGCAACAAAAAAAGTTAGTGCAACAAATTAAGCAAATGAAAGATTTGCATAATGAAAGGTGGCAAAGATTATTTGCCACAATGGGACCCGATAATATAGCGGCGTCCGTAGCGGCAGCGATTAATAATGTTGATGTTAAATTGTTATTGAATCAAGTTGCTCGGAAAACAAAAGTAAGTATTAACACATTACAAGATTTAAAAGCGTTGTTGAGAGCAACACAAGCGCAAAAATCTGGTATTGCCCAGACTGTAAGCGGATTTGAACAAATAATTAAACATGTGTTCAAACCGTCAAATATGCAAAATGATAAGTATTCAAAAGGAGCTAGAAATGGCTAAAATGGCTTTTAAAACAGGTTATGGCGAGCGTCAGCGGGTCATGACAGAACCAAAAGGCGAAAGCCTAACTCAACAGCACTTTGCCCATGAGGCAGATGTGCGTAATATTATTAAGCAATATGATAAAACAGGTCTTATTGCAAATGTACAAAAGGGCGTAGCCCAATACGGTGATTATTCAGAAATCAACGAATATAGAGAGGCGTTAGACCTCGTTAATGATGCAAACGGTATGTTTGCAGAATTGCCCGCAGAATTGCGGGAAATGTTCCAGAATGATGCTGGAACGTTCTTGGAGTTTGCAACAAACCCAGAGAACGAAAATAAAATGATCGAGCTTGGACTTAA